GTTTTTAACGACAGTGTGCCTGCTGACAGGCAGATTGTGATTTATAGGAGATAGCAATGGCCTTACCAATATTGCTACAGAAGTTGTTTGCCAATAGCGGCGTAGGACCGAAACTTCGCCCGGACATCATGCCCGATTCTGTTTTGCGTAACACCGCGCAAACAGGATTTTCGAGCGCTGAGAAAGCTCAAGCCCGCGCAAACATTGGCGCCGCTGACGCAAACGACGTGGTGAAGCTCTCGGAACAAACCATTGAGGCAACTGACAAAGAACAGGTCTACACGAACCTCGGACTAATTCAAATGTTTAAAGAGCTTTGCTTGGAAAACGGAGCTACTCAGACAGAGATCGACGCATTGGAGTAAATGAGAGATGACGCTTACTGAAATCAAACAGAAGTATTTGGCTGCGGCCAAGGCCAAGCCTATCGAGAAATACTGCATTAAAGACCACACGGGCCGCATTGTTGCACGGAGTAATTCTCCCGTTGTTCATGTCTTCAACA